TGTTTATTCTTATTATCAATGGGGTTAGATCCAAAAGCAAAATTCTCAGCAATATTAGATATGATATTTGAATGGTCATTAGCTTATTGGATATTTATTGGAATATGTTTTTTAGCAATAAATTCATTTAATAAATAAGAATCTATGAGCAAGAGAAAATATCACAAATCAAATTGTGATTCTACAGTACGAGCAATCGTAACAGATGCACTAGGACGCAAAGTGATTCTAGTTGGAAAGCACGCTTTCGAGTGGTCTATTATTCTCGAAAAAGAAGGGAAATTAGTAATAACTACCTTTCCTAATAGAGAAAAAGCAATAGATACATTTAACAATAAATATAAAAGAAAATGAAAGCACTCAATTACATCTTATTTGGTATATTACTATTGGTATTATTATTTTATATAGTAATAACAATAAGTCAACCACGTTATGCAGTAACTAATATATTATTGTATATAATACCAACTATAATTGGTATCTATTTTGGTGTTAAAGTTATTAAACATGAATAATATAAACACCCAGTGTATGAAGTGATACACAACTCTCTTTTTAATTTAATATAATGCAGCCATGGTTAGTGACAAGCCTAAAGTAAATGCAGAGTCATATTAAATTATTTAGTAACTATTGTTTTTAGTAAACTATGACAACTAAAAACAATAACTAGAGGACATCTTACTATTATTACAACCCAATGTAGTATGAATACTCGTGTATGGCGTAGCTTTCCTTAATTAGGAGCAGTGATAACATCATGTAGGCGCAGAGACGTAGGAGACTTTAGAAGAATAGGCTTTATTATAATTTACGTGCACAGTATTTATAATAATAGCAGTCATAGCAGAGAAGGAATCGAATTAAACCTTTATTAATGTGGCCACATTAATAACATTCCTTGCAATAGCATGTTAGGTTCGCATGGGTGCACTATTGTGTTTATTAGTAACCAAGTAAGCTTACAATCGAAAACATTACCATAATGTATTATGGTGTAAGACAGTATGATACTAACTGGAAAATAAGTATCTGGATACAAAACTCCTATAGTTTAATGGAAAAACACTAGACGTATTGCACGTTGGAGATTGGTGGTTCGACCCCACCTAGGAGATCAAATTTTTAATATATGAGAAAGATAATATCATTCATTTGGTTAGTATTAAGAATACTTATCTACATGATAATATTATTAATACTGTTGGACGATCCTATCCTATATCCAATATGTGTGATATTATTTGCATATATTGAATTTAAGGATAAAGTAAATGTTAGTGTTTTTCATGGTATTATAGATGAAGTTAAGAAAGAATTGAAGTAACAACATTCTTTTGGTTAAAATGTAAGATACACATCTGTTGTGAAACACGTGTGTGTCATTTAAAAGATTTTTACAAACATTGATTATAGCCTCCTAAAGGCAACGAAAGTCACGCAGAACCGTTGTATGCCTATTGTGAAATACGCATACAATTTCCCTAGAGGGAAGACAACCTCAACGAAGACATGTAAGGCATTATATTCTTATGGATATGCATTGTCGGGTTCTAGGGTCTAGTAGGTTTAAATTGCCGGGCTGAACGAATGCCAACGGCTACCGAAGCTAATGTCTTTAAATCTGAATCATTAATACTTAATAATATGATAAGAATAATAATTCAGAAAAAAAAGAGTCGTAGTATATCTCTATACAAGAGAATTGTGACTCTTAAAAAAGAGCTTAATTTAAGTTGGCTTGATGCGATTAAGTTAGCTTATAAATTAAGTAGAGGATACGGTGTAGTAATCAATACTGCTATCGCATCCAAGCAACAGTGCATGTATTCATACATGGACAATCTTCATAATCAATTACATCGTTTATTCGATACTAATTGGAAACAAGATGTAGAAACTGTTGCTATGCAAATACCCAAAAAAGACTTTGACCTATTTAAATTAGGTGGAGGATATAGGGTATATATTGCAACAAAACCCGGTTATATAGATCACTTCTTACAGATCTATCCATAATCAGGTAGGGGAGATTTATTTCTCCCTTTTAAAAAGAAAAACTTGTTGAATTATAGAACTCTATTCATGTATCTGTTGTGAAACACATACTGATTAAATTGAAATCCTAAGTAGATACATGTAACAGCTTGGCGGCGTTAGTGGCTTATGGTCTACTTAGGATTATTTATGAAAACTATTAACATTAAATATAATCAATATGGCAACAAAAATTAAATTCAATTTTAAAAAAGCGAAATTTAAAATAGCTTGGTTGAAAGCATTAAAGGTAATTTTTGGTCTTGAATTACAAACAGCTAAAATTGCTGTAGATTCTGGAGAATTTTACTACACACTCAAAGATAATGAAACTTATGAAGCTATTTGTATTAAAGTAGCAGAAGTATGTGGAACTATAGGTGAATCCTTTTTCTCAGAAGAAGAAATCAAAAATGTGATGTCTATTGTAGAACCACAAATAGAATCACAAAGTACAAAAAATATAAATACTACAAATAATTCTCGTAATATACAAGAAATTACTCCAAATGTAGTAAAAGTGGGTTCAGTATATATTCTTACTGAAGAAGAATACAACCATCTTTGTAAATGTCGTGGTTTATTAATGGATATGTTAGGTACATATAAACAATTTCTACAAGCTTATGAATCCTTTAAATAAATCTTCATTAAAATGTCTTTTATATGTGTTACTACTATTGGCAGTAATAGTTGGGGGTATTTACACCATAGCTATTATAGGAGAACTAATAACAGTCTCATTAGGTATGGGTGCTATACTAGGTTTACTCTTTATTTTAATTAATAAAGAATCTCAGAGAATAGAAAAGTATTTATATGAAGAAGAACAAAAACAACAAGATTTATGAAAGTAGAAGTTTGGTACGCAGTAGATGAAGATGGAACACAATGTCTTTATACAGAAAAACCAAAAAGGTATGAGGATAATATAAATGGTTGGGTTAATTCAGATTGGGGTGATAAAGATGAACTTGCAGAAAATTTTAATTATGCACAAATATCTGAAGAAGATAGGATAAAATTAAATATTCCTATAATATCTTGGGAAGACGAACCAATAAAGATTGAATTAGATATTCAAGCTATGGTTATTAATCAATAAGGCAATATTGCACAGTTTTATTAATAAATCAATTATTTCTATGAACAAGTTTCGAGACGTAGCCATTGGGCTACTTTGCATCGTACTATTAGGAGGAATCCTGTGGTATGGGTACGATAAGTACCATGGTACAGAAGCTAAAGAAGCTTCAGAATCAACTAAAACCGAGGTTATTATTCCTACTTTGGAAGAAAGACTTAACGACTGGAATGTTGAAAAGCATGACATGGAATTATACGATTTGTGTATGGAACTTCCAGAACAAATCGTACGTACTATTCTTAATAGAATAGGTACAACTGCAACGTATGAAGAGATTGCTGAAGAGTATCTCCGTAATACAAACTATTATATTAGTATGCAGTTAAAAGAAGTTATGCCGGGAATAACAGGTCCAGATGCTAAGAATGCTAAAGTGGAAATAAAGACTGAAGTAAATAGGCCGGAAAAAGAAAGTGAGAAAGCTGTCAAAGTACCAATTACGGTAATAGATAGTATTAAATGATCATGATTGCAATAACTTTTTTGAATTTCTGACTTATAATTCATTTATATGCATTGCCTGTGAAGGCAGTGCATATTTTTCTGTCAGATCATCAGAAGATGACAAGCATGTGGGGCGTAAGTAATTATATAGACATTTATATTTATTAAATACGACATGTAAATATATTTGGACATTCGTATTTATATAATTATGATCGTGCGGACGTTAAAATCATGCCGTTAATAAGAATTGTACTGGCAATACAATTCTGCTACAACGTAAAATATGTTAGATAGCCAATTTTAAGAAGTTTTATGTAAGAGTTTTTTAATATTTATTTTGCAGACGTAAAACTTCACGATGACACTTGTTATTAGTTGCTCATAGTACAATATGAGTTGTTGTTAATCAACAATCGTTCAATCAAAATCTTCTCCGTAGTTGTACATGCGGAGACGTCATTAAAAGTTATAACTTAAATTTATCAAAAATGAAACAGTTACATCTTATTGGAACTACAGGAAATAATTTATGTCTTGTACAGATTCCAACTTCTTGGTCTCAACAAGAAGTAAAAGAAA